GGTCGGCACCTGTTCTATCGCTGTGACGAGTCAGAAGCGCTCGTCGGCAACCTCAAGAAGTCAGGTCTTCCTGGCGTCGACATCAAACACAACGGTTACGTGCTTATCGCGCCGTCGCGACATTTCTCCGGTGTGTGCTACGAATGGGTTCAAGGCAAGGCGCCGTGGGAGGTCCCCATCGCTGAAGCGCCTGAAGAGCTTCTAGCATCGCTTAGAAAGAGATCTCGTCGTCTTGAGACAGCGTTGTCTGAAGGCGACTGGGGCTTCCTCGATGGCATCGAGTTTGGTGGTCAGAAAATTGACATCGACAGACTCTTGTCAGACGGTATCGACGAGGGTTCTCGTGCAGTTGATATCTACGCGCTGACGTGCGCTCTTGCAAACAAGTTTCCCGTCGACACAGAAGCCGGAAAGCTCGCTGTCGAGACGATGATGATTCGATTCAACGCCGAAAAGGTGCGTCCTCCTCTCGAGCTCGAAGGCCCTGGTGGATTGTTGATGCACGTTCGGCGTGCTATTCAGTTTGTTCTTGACAATCCGAAGACCGAAAGACTGTGGCCCGGTCTTCAAGAGTGGGCGAAGAAATCTCAGGAGGAGACGCGTGAAACTTCAACATCTGCTCCTAAGAAGCAACAAACGAAATCTTCTACTACAGCGTCGTCTTCGTACAGCATTGAAGCTCTCCCTGGTACTATCGGGGGCTCTGTTCATAGCGCTGTCGTTGACGGTGATTCGCTCTCGTCTGCGAGTAAGCTTACAAACATTGATGTTCCTCTTGACCCCGACGCGTTGGGAGAAGACGAAGGTGGCGAACCTGGTAAGCGAACTCTCACTGATACCGGAAATGGACGACGACTCATTGATTCGTTTGGTCCTGCTGTTCGATACACTCCAGGACTAGGTTGGTTTCACTGGGACGGCGGGTACTGGAAGCCTGACGTTGAAAATCTAGAAATGCGCGAGCTATCAAAGAAGCTTGCGCCGATCATCGCGAGCGAGGTAGTTCACTACCTTGACGACGCAGACAAGCAATCAGAAGTGATTAAGTGGGCGCAGCAAGCGAAGTCAAATGCACGTATCGGTAACGCTATTGAAAGCGCAACATCAGACCCTAGAGTGCTTGTCGGTGTTGACACGTGGGACAGCGGTGAAACGCTTCTCGGCGTAGCAAACGGAGTTATTGACCTGAGAACAGGAGAGCTACTTCGTGGTCGTCCAGATCTTTACATCACTCGTCGCGCTCCTGTCGCTTACAACCCTGGTATTAGGAATGTTCGCTGGGAACAGTTCATCGACTTCGCAACCGGAGGCGACAGAGAGTTGCAGGAGTGGTTGCAAAAAGCAGCAGGATACTCACTGACTGGTCTTCGCACATACGACATCATGTTCTTGGTGTACGGTCCTCCCGGGTCCGGTAAAAACACGATGGTTGAAGCGCTCGTCAAAGCGATGGGCACGTCACAGTATGCATGGCCACTTGACTCAAGCATTCTCGCGCAAGGCGATGGTCAGTCGCACGGATCTGATCTGTATCACTGGGCTGAGCTTCGTGGACGACGTCTCGTATGGGTTGACGAATTGCCAGAGTCAGAGCGCATGAAGGAAAACTCGGTTAAGAAACTTACGGGTTCGTCTGAAATCTCAGCACGTTCACCTGGAGAAAAGCCGTTTACGTTCCAGTCACGCGCAAAACTGTGGATCACGACGAACCACAGACCGATCATCAGCGACGACGCGATGTGGCGACGTATTCGTCCCGTGCCTCTTACTAACGTGCCAGAAAATCCTGACCCAGATCTCAAGCACTATCTGTTCGACCCCGAAGGCGGGTTGCCTGCTGTTCTTTCGTGGGCCGTCGAAGGTGCGATCAAACTTCTCGGCTCGAGTGCGAGAGACGCTCTTGGTTGGTGCTCTGTTGTTAGCGAAGCCGCGGAGATCTATCGCAAGAACGAAGACCGCATCGGTTTCTTCTTCCAAGAAGAGACAAAGGAGTCTGAAGGCGCGACGACACCGATCAAGTCTCTGTACGCAGTGTACCGCGTGTGGAGCGAGGAGCGTGGCGAAAAGCCGATGACACAGATTGCGTTCCAGCGCAAGATCTCAGAGCGCGGAATGGAGATCAACGGCTTTGGTTCTCGAGCTGAGATCGTTGGAAGAATGCTTATGCCACGAGCCGTGTCAACCGGTGAGGTTGACTGGGGGATCGCATCGAGGTTTGCTCGATGAGCGCCGTAGTAAGAGTCACGGGAACCGCTAGCGTATACATGATCAACAGCAGCGATGCTACGATCGCCGACGTTAGAAAGTGGCTTGATGAAGTTGAAAAACTTGGGATCCCAGACACTACAAGACTTGACGGAACAAACCTCAAGGTGACACTAAGATCTGACTACGTAGAGCAAATTGAGTGTGGAGATCACGTTCCGCCGGAGACTCATCGAGGCATCATAATGTTCGACGGACCGTGCAAAAAAGACGGAGAAATGACGCCTGAGCAGTAGATCTTAATGTACATTTGAACTAAGCCTGGCAACGCTTTTGGGAGAGAGCGAGGCCACAGGGACCGGGATTGAGCATGACGCACGGCTATGTAGATTGCTCTCCCGGTCCCTCCTTTTTGTAGTTAGTTACCACGTACTTGATCGTGGACGCGTACCACTTCTTACCTTGCGCCGTCTGCGTCTCTGTCTTGTTGAGTTTATCGGCAATCTTCCCGTAGGACATTCCAGCATCGCGCCATTCAAAGATCTGGCTCACGACGTCTGTGGGAAGATTCTGCTTAGGCCCTAGGTCTACTCCCCACTTGAGACCTTTTTCTCTGCGATCTCGATGAACGTCCTTCTGCCGTTCGGCGATGATGGCACGTTCCATCTCGGCGAGGGCTGACATGATCGTGACGACGAATCTGCCTTGATACGAGGAGGTGTCGAGGTTGAGATCGAGCATCACGATTCTCCATCCGTTGGCCCCGGCTCTGTCGATGATCGAGAGGAAGTCCTGGGTTGATCTAGCGAGACGGTCGATTCTGGTGACGAACAGCGCTTCGGCGTCTCCACGGTCGAGACGATCGAGAGCCTCGCGAAGAACCGGACGACCTTTGATGCTCTTGCCAGACCGGCCTTCTTCACGAAGAAGCTCTACGTCGTCGTATCCAGACAACGCGGCGGCCCTTTTTAAGTCGCGCTCCTGCGCATCGAGGGACATTCCGTCGTTTACCTGCATCGACGTCGAAACTCGGGCGTATAATAAAGCTACCTTACTTTTTGGCCCTGTATCCACGGTCTTTGCGCTCCTAGAGGCGGTCTTTTGTACAATTTAAAGTATACAACCTTAAGGTTAAGGATGTATGAAATACCGTATCACATCAATGGCCACACCCAGGCACTTTGTAGGGTGGATAGATCGCGACGTCAGTTGGCTGGTTTTGCCGCTCTGCGCTGACGAAGAAGGTCAAAATCCTTCACCTTGGTGTCGCCCATGTACTCCCAGGCGTATCCGCCGGCGATAAGAGCCTCGTTCACAGACTTGTCCGCTCCGTCGAGATACAGCCAGCCGAGGATTCTGCCGTACTTCTCAGAACTGTCGAGCTTCTCGGTCTTGATGACGATCGACTTCGCCGAGTCGATGGCCTTCTTGAGGTAATCCTTGCACTCGAGGCCCAGAACCTTCTCTGCCTTATCTGTCGTCCGTGACTCGGGCGTGTCTATCCCTGCCAGACGGACTCGAGACGAGAAAGTGATATCAAACCCTAGATCGATGTCGACGTCGATCGTGTCGCCGTCTACGACCTTTGTAACCCTCTTGACATGGTACTCATACATGTGCATCAAACGCTTTAGTAAATCCCTCGGGGCAGGTTTTTGTGCATATCAAATCTGCAATAACAGGCGCAACCGCTGCTCCGATTGCAATACCAACACCCGCTGGTGTTGCCCACAAAGCTGCTGAATCTAAGCTTTTGGCTAAACAGTTTGAGATTATGTTTTTCAATAGCGTGTGGTCAATGCTCTCGCTAACGAATGGTATTAGTAGAAATCCCTCCGTTACGATTTCGCTCATTGCCGCTACTACCGCGGCTTTGGTTGCCATATCTGCAACATAAAGAAGCGGCTGTGCCATAATTGATAGAGCAGATGACGTTGCCGCACCTTCAGGTTGTGCTGGTGTAAAGAAGGCAACAACCCCGGCTGAGACTGCTGCAGTCACCGCTATGTTACAAGCATTTTCATCTACCCAATTGTATGCGTCTACTACACCATCTTTTACTACTTCATAACCTTCTTTTATGTTAGAGCCTATTAAATCTATTATGGGCGCAAGTACTGGTACTACTTCTTCATCCCACTCCTTGGAAATCATGTCTTCCCACGTATGATTCTCTTCAGGATGAGCGTGGATGTACTTTCTGGCATTTTCAGTAAGTAGGTGATAGCCACAGTCCGAACCGGGCCATTCACCGCCCCAGCCGTAAGACCGTACTTCATAGGGGTCACAGTCTGAGCAATGAAAAACAACTCCGATACCTTTTTGTGCTGCCATTTTATTTTCCTTCAGCTAATCTGCACTTAATAGGAAGATTCTC